AGATAGCACTGCCAGTTGTCGGAGAGCTCAGTCAGCTCCAGCTGCGTGCGGAAGGCGACCGTGTCAGTGGTCGCCGCGATCCCGTTGCGGACCGGCGCGTAGGGGATTTGCTGCCACGTTCGGTAGGTCTTGTCCCACGGCACAGCGTCCGCGTTGACGTGGAAGCTCTGCCACGGTGCCCCGGCCCCTTCGAGCCACGGCTGATACGACACGTGGTTGTAAGACTCGGCAACCCACCCATTCGCCAGCCCGTAGTGGGTTGCCGCCGGAGCCGTGCGTGACTGGATCGCAAAGTCGGCGTTGTAGATCAAGTTCTCGTAGCGGTTGGTAAGCGTGAAATCCGTGAAGTGTTCGGTAGGAGCAGTGCCGTGACTAACCAGGAACCAGCCTTCGGTGATGCCGCCCCCTGTGCCTTCCACGTCGACCCGTCGACTGCCTTCGAGCCACCGCTGTCCTTCCCCTATCAAATCGGCTGAGGTGGTCGTGAGCGACTCCCATCGAGGGTCTGGACAGATGAACTCCTGCGACAGTTCCGCGACAGTCATGACCGTGTCGAGGTAGTCGATCTCGAAGCGCCCTGGACGACACCAGATGCGGCGGTTGTCGTGCAGTGTCAGCCATCCGAATTCGTGGCCGATACCGCCCCGGATGCCGTCCAGAAGTGCCTGCAACGCCGTCACGGAATCCGCGCTGACCGTGGACCGCACGCGCACGCGCCTGCGCCCGATTCCCCCGGCGGCTGCGAGTGCTCCGCCAACCTGCGCATCAAAGGCCTGAGGATGTAGCACAACCGATTCATCCTCTTCCCAAACGCGCGTGCCGTCCGGGAACGTAAAGTCATCGAAGCGCAGAGCCACGGCCATCGTTGAGGCTCCCTTAGGTCGTGATGTTGGCGGTGGTTTGTCGGTTGTGCACCTGCCAGATGATCTCACCCGTGAGTGGGTTCAGCGTGGGTGAAGTCTCCCGGCGGAGCGCCCGCCCGGTGATGTCCAGCCGGAAGACCGCGTCTGCACCCTCCGGGAGTTCGCGCCCAACGGCAGTGAACCGGTAGCGTGGCATGTACGCGGTGAGCTCATAGGGCAGCGTGGTGCTGCCGAGCTCATCGGACTGCCACTCGAACTCTAGGACCTCGGTATTCTTCGGCCATGTCATGGCCATCGGGAGCGCCGGGGTCGTGGTCGGCGAGGTCCCGAACCAATCGGCCACCTCGCGCATGTCATCGAAGTCCAGCGTCAGCCGGCATTCGCAAGAACCGCGCAGCGCGTGACTGCCGGAAGCGTACCGGGTCCCGGCATTCTCGCGCCGGATCGCGTTGCCGTTGTAGCGGATGTTGGCGTTGACCAGCTTGTCCGCGATTGACACTCCGCCCAGCTCCAAGGCCAAGTGCGGTAGCGCCACGAAGGGCTGCAGCGCCGAGAGGACCGGGGTCATCGTAGCCGCCGCGACAACCTCCTGCTGAGCGAAGTAGTCCAGGTCCATGCGGAGCAAGCTGCGCGGAGCGATCGCCACGTCATATCCCGTGAGGACCACGCCGGGCACCTGCATCACCGAAGTCGAACCGGGGGTCAACGCGGCGTGCCCCATGTCCTTCCACATCGTCAACGAGCCAGGGAGCCCATCGTCGCCCGTGGCGATATTGTGCTGAGCGAAGTGCAGCGTCGCCCCCATCGTCGCAACCAGCGTCGCGCTCCCGTGAACTGCGAAGAGCAACTGGCTGATGTTGTCAGGCCCAACGTCCACGCTGATGCGCCCATCCTGCGTGTGACGCGTAGCGTGCGATTCGGTCTCACCGCGCGTACCCGCGTGACAGTTCGAAGGGACCACGTTGTCGTCGCCCGCTCCGCCCACCGAATTCACACAAGGCCAGAAGTAGTTCGCTACAGTCGCCCCCAGCCCGTAACCAGCCCCTTCCCGCCCCATTCGAATCATGCCCATCCATGCGCCTGGAGTGCTGTTTCCCATGTCGTCGCCTCCTTAGCTCGCAAGGCCTGCTCCTAGACCTGCGGCACTGTGCTGATGAACTCCTTGACCGTGATGCCGAAATTGAGCTTGCGCGTCGCTGCGATTACCTCGCCGGGCATGACGATCGGCAGCATCATGTCCACGTCGGCCAGCTGCCCTATCGGATACCATCCCTCCTCTCCGACGTGGCGCAACAAGATGCGGTCGATCGCCGCCGTCAAGACCATGCACGCGCCCGCCGCTGCGTTCATCGAACTGGCATCCGGCAGCATGCGCACGGTGGGTTGAATCGTGATCAGCCCGTCCACCCGGCGCGCATACTTCGTATACTGCGTGCCGAGGTGGGTTTCGTAAGCCGACTTCTGCACCCCGTCCGGGTAGTCAATCGGCCCGCCCATGATCCAGACCATCGCGTCTGAAACTTGGAACGCCGGGGGAGCCACCACGATGTCGTCCTTCTTCATCTCCTGGAGTGGAGGAACGAACGCAGCCATCTCGTGGATGAGCTCCGCGAGGTCGTCTTGCAGAAAGGTCTGGACCTGCTGTGTGTAAGCGTATTCCGTGTAGCGCTCAGGCACTAGCTGATCGCCTCCCCGAGATAAGCTGCGACTGCCTTCATGAGCTCTTCTTCCAGTTCCGGCGAGAGTGCGAGGAATGTTCGCTTCGGGATGGTGATATCGCCGAACGCGGTGCCCTGCAGATTAGCTCCCTCGTTGTGGATATGCGCCCACGCATTGGGCGTCCCGATCTCGACACTGTCTGAACTGATCTCGGTGATCGCGATGGTGCCCCGGAGGTGTGCCCCGGTGGGGTGGAGAATCTTGCCTACGCCCCGTCTCCGCCCCGCCACCGAGGGGTGCCCCCCGCCATACGTAGCAGGCGCCAGCGGTGCCCAGGACGTCCCGTGGAACCCGCCCTCCGCGAACGTCCGGATCGCGTCCTTGACGACGAGGTTCCCCAAGGTGCGATAAAGCGGCTCGGTGTGTTCCAACGAAGCGTGAGCTTTGTCGAGCCACTTCTGTAGCATCTTGAGGTCGCCCGCCACGAAAGCGATCCGGAGACTCATAGCCGCCCCAGTTTCTCAGCAGTGAAACGGGACCCGCTGGTGCCCGCCGGGTTGACCACCACGCCCTGAACGAAACCAGCAGGCTTGCCCTCGTCCGGCCCGGTCGGCTCCAGCAATCCGCCCTGCATTGCCTTGAGCTTGCGGGCATACTGCCTGTCATAGGTCAGGTGCCACGATTCCAGATTCGGCACCCGCATCGTGAGGAGGACAGCCACCTTCAGCGCGGTCATCTGCGTGACCAAAGCGGGCACGGTGCCTGCCGCGAAGGGGGTGTCGTATCCCAGCGCCGCAAGCTCCGCGTCGACCTCGGCTTGCGCCGCCGCGATCTGCCCTGACATGTCGAGCTCTGAGTCGCGCAGCAACTGACTGGTCTGCTGCATGATCAGCTGAACGTCCGCATCCGTGCAGTAGGGCATGGCCGTCCTCCTCGGTTACGGTCAGCAGCCCAGTGTGTCGAACCGCTTGCCACGCACTTCGTCAGCGAGCGCCTTGAACTGCTTGCGCTCCTCCAGCGACTGAGCCGGTCGGTTCACGGGTGCCCGCAAGAGCGGGAGCACCGCGTCATACGCTGAATCAACGTCGAAGCCCAGCCAGTCCAGCAGCTCAGGCACGACGTGCTGGTAGTTGGCCGTGACGTCTTCGAAGTCTACGAACCGCACCCGGTCGCCGAACTCCTCCAGCTCTTGCCGGTCGAGCCACTGGAGCATCTCGTTGTAGACCGCCTGCTCCATCCGGCGCTGCGCCATTGGCGTGGTGTTGGCGTGGCCATCGGGAAGCAGAGCGTCCCACACCGCCGGGTCACTGCGCTTGATCGCCGAGACGTCCGGCCCCTGCTTGAACCGCTTGGAGATACTGGCGAGCACGCTCTCCGTGCGCCGCTCCAGGATGACCAGCTGCGAGTCCGGATAGGCAAGCGCCGAGATGCGCGGGAGCGCGTCCTTGAACCCAAGCGCCCCTTCCCACTGCTGCACGAACTCAGCATAAAGGTCGACCAGCGCCGCCTGCTCCTCGACCGTGAAGCGCCCTCGGATCGGCCGCATTCCTGGAAGCAGAGCGGTGCAACGCGCCGCGAACTCCTCGGAGCACTGCGGATCCTTGCCGCCCGCCGTGGATTCTTCGGAGTGGTAGTAGCCCCGCTCTGCCAAGAGCATCGGCTCGTTGACGAAGCGTCCCAGCCGGTTGAACACGTCGGACATCCACGTCGTGCCCGTCCGCATCCCACCGCTGACGACGATCAGCCCGTCGTGGTTCCGTGGGGCTGATTCGGCTTGTGCAGCCATCGCGTCTAGCAGCTGCGCCCGGATCGTCTGGAACTCCGGCCGATTGCGCCCGAACGCCCGCGCCAGTTCGATCTGCTCGTAAGCCTCGTCGAACTCCCCTCGCTCTGCCAGGAGCATTCCGAGGCGCAGGTGGGGCAGGTCCTCGACCTTCTCAGTTGGCATCTCCTGCACCGAAGCCGCCGGTCCCGCAACGATCGCGTGGCGGAGCCACTGCTCGGCTTCGTCCAGGTGCCCCGCCTGTCCCGCGATCATCGCGAGATCGTAGAAAGCATCGCCCCGGTTCCAGTCGAACTTGATCATGTCGAGCGTGATGTCGTGTGCCGAGTTCAGGTCGCCTGCGTTGGCGTGAGCATGTGCCAGCTTCATCGCCGCAAGGCTTCGCTGCGCTTGGCCCCCCGGCTCCTCCATCGACACTGCCCGCTCGAACCACAGGATGGCTTGCTCCCGCTGTCCCATGTTGAGCAGGCAGTCGCCGGTGTAATACGCCGCTCGAACGTCCTTGAACTCGTTCCAGTCCGCCATGTAGGCATCGAGCGCAAGCTTCTGCCCCAGTCGGATGTTGCACTGCTCCTCGTTCAGTGTCTTGGCGTGGTGAATGTGGACTTCAGGGAGTCGCGCCCGGACGCGCGCAGTGAAGTTGCCCTCGTGCCGTCGCCGCTGGAATCGCTGTCCTTCAGCCAGGACCTTGACGTTCTCCCAGGTCCTCCAGGAATTGCCGTCCGGGTCAACGTCCACCATCCTCAACATGACCCCTTGGGGTTTGAGGTGGGGTTCATGGGTAAACGCCAGCGCCTCCAGCAGCTCCAAATGGCCTTCCGCCACGAATTCGTCAGCGTCGAGCCACAAGACATATTCCGCCGGACAGATCTCCTGCACCGCATCGAGCACGTCGTTGCGCATCCTCGCCATGCTGTTCGCCGCGTGAACGGATTTGGTGCCGGGGGGTTCCGGCTGCTGCTGCTCGCGCGGGTCCGGGATGCCCATGTGTTGCATGACGTGAGCGCCTGCCGCTTCCGCGATCCCGTGAGAATTGTCGGTAGTCTTGTGGTCGACTGAGACGATGACCGGGACGCCCGGCCCGAAGGCCGCGCAGCTTGCGATCGCACGCGCCACGACGTCCTCCTCGTTGTAGGCGAGGATGACCACCGCAAGCAAAGGCTTGTCCTGCTCCACAGGCGCCGCTGGGGCCAATTCCGTGGGCGATGTGGGCACTGGCTCCGAATCGCCCGGAGATCGGCTCTCGCGGTCCTCAGGGGCAAGGCTATGCTGGCGGCACATTGTAGTGCCCTCTACGGCCAACCTGGAACACTTGTTGCCTTCTTGAGTAATCGCTCCACACTGCTCGCTCATTAGTCAGCTCCTCGACTAGTGTTGTGAATGCTCGCTCCAAGGTTAAGTCTCCAGCCCCACGTCCAGCGCTCTGTTGGAGCAGTACAAAGCGGTTGAATAGACGTGGGGCTGGAAATCGTGATCAGCCCTTCACAAGCTTGCCGTCGCGGTCCCGGACCTCGAACTGCTTCGGATGCTGAGCGCACACGTCAGCAATCGCCGGGGAAGTACGCACTGCCCTTCCCTGCGGCAGCCGCCCGGTCGCAACGCCGGGGGGATTGGTGGCGTGCTTAGCCTTCTGGCCCCGCTTGCGCGGGTCCTCCAAGTGGCCGTTGTGCTGGGCATCCGGCCCGATGTACATGACGGTGCCGCCTTCGTATGCCTCGCGGAGCACGCCACGTGCCGGAGGTGCAGCGGACGCGGCTGCGGCTGCTGATCGTCGCTTCTTCTTGCGCATTGATCTGCTCCTTCACGTTCTGAATTGCCCGCCTACTTGGTGGCGGTGCAGTCCTTGAACACCTTCCACGCATCAGGGACGTTGAAGGTCGGCCCGCCGGTCCACTCCAAGCCGAACTCGGGGTGGTGGGGGTGGCGACCATCGGAGTCGTCGAACGCAAAGAACCCGCGAGCGCCGTCAGGTGCCTGCGCGTCCACAGGTTCGCACTCAACGAGTTCACGCCCCGCCTTGACGTTGTCCTTCGCGGTGATGACGACCACGTTGTCGGGGATGTAATACTCCGTCCCCTCCGCATCGTTCATGGTCTCGGTGTCCACGTGCCACATCGCTCCGTAGGACTGAACCTCGAAGCCCCACAGGTTGGTGATGTAGCCAGTGCCCTCCAACTGATCGCGGATGAGGCCGCCGCTCTCAATGAAGAGCTGAATGTAGTTGTTCTGGGGGAGATAGTCGTGCGTGTTGGGATTCATCAGCACGACGAGCTCAGGCTTGGTGATGCCGCTGTCGGCCTCGATGACCGCAGCCGCGTGATTCAGGTCGCCCAGGATGTCCGCCGAGACGGAGTTCCAGCCGAACGCACCGGGCACGAATGCCTCGACGTGAGTGGCCAGAGCGCCCAGGTTCGCCGGTCCGAGCGGAGCATCCGCAGCGGAGGCGAAGTAGTCGTAGTACACGTTGCCGTCGGCGTCACCAGGCACGGTGCCCGTCGCGCTGAGGAGAGCCCCGCCGGTGAGCCACTGAGCCCGGAGCCACTCGATACGCTGGTCCACCCGGATGCGCGTCTGCCGGACAGCCTGCTGCATCAAGTCGGCCCGCCCGTTCTGGTCCAGAGAACCGACCGCACGGGTGTCCTTCAGCATGCTCGCCTTGAGCTCGATGGACTCCTTGATCGTCGGAGCTTTGTACTGCAGCGTGCCACGGGTCGGCATCGGGCGTCGCGGAGCGCGACCGTCGCGAGACGTGAGCCGCGCCATGCTGCGGGCGTAGTCCAGGATGTCATACGAGACGGTAGGGCCCGAGATGTCGTTGCCGACAGGGGTGAAGTACTGCGCCAAGAACGAATCCGCGTCGCGGTTCGTCTCAACGACCCCTTGGATGTACTGTAAGGAAAGTTCCTCGGGAACTGCCATTTGCCTGTCACCTCCAGTTCTGTTGGTTGGTTACGCGCCCGGCTCAGCCGGGATGAAACGGAACGAACGGAACGCCCACTCCAGCAGCGCGTCCGGACCCTGATCGGAAGGACCGTTGATACGGGTCGCTTCGGCGGAGCCAGCGAAGATGCCGGACGCCGGCACGCAGAAGGTCGTAGCTCCCGGAGCGGGAGTCTGGTTCTGCAGCGGGTCCGCGAGCAGGACCGGGTCGTAGTCGTTGGGACCGGCCAATGCGAGCAGGTGGCCGTTCTCAACTACCTCAACCCAAGCCCCCGTGGCGGCTGCCGTAACTGCCGCCGCGACGGTGATGACGTTCGTGGCGACGTTGACCGCCGCGACCGTCTTGGCGATACTGACCGTTACCGCGATGTCCCACACGTTCGTGGTCGTGAACAGCGCGAGCACGTCGCCCACGTCGAACGGTTCCGCGTCCACCACGGTCATGAGCGTGGTCGCTGCCACGTTCGTTGCCAAAGTGGTGCGGCGGATGGGACGGTAATGCCCGTCCTCGGCCGCCACCGGAGCCATCGGAGTCGCAGCCGGGATCACGTGCGGCTGGACCAGGTAGTCCAGCGGATCCCGCGCCCCGTTGTCCACGATGATCTCCATCTCGCCCATTGCGTCCGAGCGAATGAAGCTACCGGGCTGCGTCTTGATTACGCCTACGTCTTTCCTGAGCATGTGTCTCGCCTCCTCCCCTTAGGGGGATACGGCTGCACGGGTGCTACTCGGTCGCGTCCTCGCCCAACTGACGGGTCTTCGCCTCGGCGATGCGCGCCTTCATCGCATCCGAGGGAGCCGCGCCGGTGCTCGTGAGCTCCTCGCCCAGTTTGACCGGCACGCCCTGCCGCAGCGCGTGGTCGAACGCCTCCAACGTGGAGACCTCGCCAGCGCCCTCTTCCAATTCCGCCAGCCGGGTGGTCTCGTCCATCGCCAGCTGGTGCGCGATCGGCGTGAGCCCGTCCAGCTGCGCCGGGGTGATGTGCCCCTCGGCCGCCAGCGCCGCCAGAGTGGCATTGCCCAGTTCCCGCAACCGCGTCACGTGCTGCTCAGCGAGCTGCGTCTCAGCGGTGTCCAGGCGCGTGGTGAGCGTCTCATTGCTCTCGCGCAGCTGCTCCACCGCCGGGTCCACATCGGCGGGGTCGTCGTCGGCCCCGCCTTCGTCGTCCGTAGTGAGGCCCTCGATGGCCGCAACCGCGTCGTCATCGGTCGCGTCAGCGTCGAGCCCCAGCGCGTCTCGAACTGCATCCGTAATCGGCATGTCGTCAGTACCTCCTCCCTCGTTGAATTTGAGCTCCTCAAACAGATCCGGGAACTCAGCAAGATTCACCGACTGCTCCATCATCAACGTCGCGCCCTTGTTGGCGGGCACTACGACCCCGGCTGCCAGAGGCATCCAAGGTCCGCCGATGGAACCGTCGCCGCGAATGCGCGCGTCGCGCAACTCCGCGCTAATGTAGCGTCTCTGTCCCGACTCGATCTCTGGGATGATGTCCGCCCGTTCGACCGTCAGATCGGCGACCAGCCGCCCGTCCTCGTCGACCCGGTGGTTGCCGAAGTGCCCCAGCACGCGGGTCTCGTCGTTAACCACGTCCTCCCAGGCTTCGTCCTCGTCAGTGTGCCCCGAGATGTAAGCCGGTTCGTAGCCCTCGTCAGCTTCCAGCAGCGTCATCTCAGCCGCCAGCTGGTCTACGTAGGCCTCGGTGTAAGCCCGCCCGTTGTAGACTCCGGGTTTGAGCAGCTCAACCCCGAGCCACGTGTTCCCCTCCCGCTCGGGACTCTGGAGAGAGGCAAGGTAGTGAATGGTGCCTGGATTCGTGCTCATCGCTGCGCCTCCTCGTTTCGGTGCTTCGCTATTGCACGACGGGCGCTCACGCGCTCCCTTGCCTGCTCTGCCTCGTGCGCAGCCTCAACCGGGGACAACCCCTCGGCAAGTGCCGCGCGACCTGCTACGAGTCCCTGTTGCCTTGCGCTGCGGTGGCCGCTTTCTTGCCTGCTAGCCTCATGCGATTGGCGAGGTCCTGTTGGCCGAAGCCGGGGAAGCCCTGCTCACCGGGACCATCAGGGAACTTGCCGTGTGAGGTGAATTCCGGCGCGTCCCACGGGTAGAGCGGGATGAGAATTGTGCGGCACTGGTAATGCCCCGGCGGTACCCACGGAACCTGCGTCGCGCGGACTCGCTTGCCCGCCCAGGAAGTGCACAGCTCAGTCGTGCGGTCGTCTTCCACAACGTCGTACATGTAGCCGACGACCTGCTCGTCCTGAATGAAGCTCTCGCTGCGCCCCGCGTTGAACAGCGTGCTGCTCTCTGTCCTGAGCTGGTTGCGCACCCGCGCGTCCGGCCAGTTCCCAACCTGAGTGAGCCGCGCCTTCAGCTCCTCGTGGTCGAAACCCTGCTGGACAGACTCCTTTACCGCGTCCCGTACCTGCCCCTGCGTCTTCTTCGTCGCGTCAACGATCGGGGGCATCCGGCTGTTCTGGTAAGCGACTAGCGACTCCTTAGGCACCCCATAGACTGCGTCGAAAGCCGTCGGGAACTTCGGCTCGTCCCAGAGCTTGCGAGTAAAGGGCGAGGGGAGGGGTTCCAAACCACGGTCGTGCCGTCGCTGAATCCCCTCCTCCCCGCCACTCCACACGCCCAGGAGGAACAGCTCAGCCATCGAGTCAGCCGAAGCCTGCAAGTAATCGTCGAAACTGGGCACCGGCCCCGTGGGGTTGGCGAGAACCTGGCGCACTAGCGCCGCCCAAGCCCGCTGCCAAGCCATGTACCAGCGGTGTTCAACCGCGTAGACAAGCTCAGCCGCTTGCTTGGGGTCGTAGTTAGTCGTCGGAAAGCTCTCGGCTGCTGCCATTACTCCTCTTCTGCGACGTCAGGTTGTGTTTCCGGCTCGGTTGGGGGGGTTGCCTCGGGAGGCTCAGAAGATCCCGGCAGAGCCTGCTGTTGCCCCGAGAAACCGCCTCCCTTGATGTGGTCTTCCCACGCGGGCAAGACGCCGGGGAGCCGCTCCTCGATCGTCGTGTAGTGCGCCTCGTTCATCGGCATCAAGAAGCCCGCCTGCGACATCTCCCTTACGATGGACGCAACCTGCTCCTCGTCGACCGGAAGCTCGATCGGAAACTTACCGTAATTGTCCTGAGGACCCCAGTTATAGTCTACAAGCGGACGAACGATCTGGTCCACCAAGACGTCCTCCACGAACATCTCGGCCGTTGGCAGTAGCATGAGCTGCGTCAGCGACGCGATACTCTCAGACTGCGCCCGGCTCGCGTGCTGAGGTTCCATCTGGAGAAGAGGAGGAACCCCGACCGCCATGAACATCTCCCGCCCGGCGTAATCGGCATAGGCCTTGAACTGCTCCTCCCAGCCGCCGCTCCCCAGCATCTTGATGTCGGGGAAAACGTGGTCCAGGTCCCTGTCGTAGGCAGCCTGCCTGACCATTACCCCGCCCGAACTGAGCTTCTCCCACTGCTGCCCGCTGAACTCGACGTTGGAGACCTCTAAGCCGTCCGGCCCCTTCACGTCGCCTTGCATCTCCAAGTCCACCACGATTGGCGCAGCGAGCCGCTCCATCGCAATGAGCCACATCTCAACCGTGTCGCGCCGGGTGCTGTACCAGAAATGCGCTGTCCGTGCGCACGGGTTGCCCCAGACGTTACCCCGCCCCTCGAATGCCCAATGCACAGACTTATTGAGGGGCAGCTCGACCTCGCTCTCAGTCTTCTTCCACTGCAGCAACTTCTTGAGGTTGCCATAATCGTCAGTGACGAGGCCGCCGGGGTACCAGCTCGGAGGGGGAGTGCTCTTGATCTTGCTGAAGGTCCACGACACGCCCTCACGCGGGGTCGCAAGCGCCTCCCAGACCAGCTCCTGCACGTTGAATCCGAACCAGATCGCGTCTAAGGCATTGGAGAGCACGTTCCGCCACGTGCCTTGCATTTCATTAAGCGACCACCGAACGCCAGCCTGGATGACCTCGTCGTCGTTCTGGTAATCGTCGATCAGGCTGATGATGCTGTTCTTGGTGAACCGGAGCGCCTGTCGGCAGATCGTGGAGAGCTGGAGCATCTCTTCGTAGACTGTGGGGTTGAGCTCGTCTGGCGACGAACGCTTGACATTGCCCCATGGATTACGGACAGTCCGCGCCACCTCGCCAGTCGGAGGAGCGACTACCTTGCCATCAGTTGTGACACGCTTGCCGCGCTTGATCCTCATCGTCGCCTCCGTGCCGCCCGGCGCTTGCCCCCGGCTCTCGGTGTCGCCGCCTTGCCCTCAGGAGCTCGTCCGCCGCTCTGCAATGCTGTGTGTGCCCCGCTCAACGTGTCCACGATGTCGTCATGAACCTCGTCTGCTAGCGCCGGGAACGCGGTGACCTCGTCTAGGAACTCGGTGGTCCACGGAGCGTCTTCCAGCAGGTGCACCAGCCCGTTCGCTACTGCGGCGCTGACAGGCCTCGCTCTCGTCGCTTTGTCGCCCGACGAGGGCACGCCCCTCACATCGAACCCTTTGAGCACCGTGCGGGCATAGTGGTCGATCTGTGCCTTGCCTGATTGCCCCGGCTCCTGCTCGATCCGAACCGGAACTCCCGGCCCCGTGCTCTCGGCACACGCACGCACCAACTTCTCCACCTTGTGGCTCGCCAGCCGCTCGTGCACCAGATTCAGTATGACATAGCTGCCGTCGTCCAATTCTGCCATGTGCAAGCCCGCTGTCCAGTCGGGGTCGTCGCCCGGCTGTAAGTCCTCCTCGTCGGTGCCCGCGAAGTCCCAGAACCAGAGGCTGTCCTTGATCCGGTTGTGCAAGCCGCGCCACGGCAAGTAGCGGAAATCGGCCGCCTTGAACATGTTGCCTAGCGCTGTGATGTCCCAGTTGCCTGCCCGGAGCTGCGCCCTGGTGACCGGGTCGAGGTTGACGAGTGCCGCCTCGTACTCCTCCTGGTCGAGATGGGGGTTGTCCTGCAGCAACGAAGGGATGAACACTGTCGTGGGATCTGTGATGAACCGGCGCTTGACCCATCGGTGTCCTATGCCGCCGGGGTTGCTCGCAGCCCGCATGCGCACCGGCACCTTCGAGCCCTTGAGCCGTCGCTGACGGGAGAAGAGGTATGTATAGTCCCGCTCCGGGAACGCAGTCAGCTCGTCGAAGCCGACGAACTGAAACGCCGCGCCCTGATAGCGGAACCTGTCGGTCTTGGACTCGAGATAGCCGAATGAAAGCGTGCCCCCTCCGGGGAAGTGCCACGTCTTCTCGCGGTCGTGCCACTCAGCGTCCGTGTCTGACAACCACTCGAACGACCTCGTCATCAGCCCCTCTGGCAGCGACAGCTCAGTGAACGTCCGCCGGAACAGGATAGCAGCGTAGCCCGGCACGTCCGCATACTGAAGCGCCGCCATCAGCAATGCGTCACTCTTACCCCCGCCCGCCGCTCCGCCGAAGAGCGCCTCTCGGTTGTCCAAGAGGAGGAACGCACACTGCTTGACTGTCGGCGTGTGCACCCAATACGGACTAGTCTTCAGCTGCTGCAGCCAGTTCTTGAGCTCTGGCCTCGAAGTAGCCACTCTCACCCACGGCTGCGAGGACTCCTTCGAGGAATCCAACGTCGGTTGGGAGCTCGACGCTATGGCCATGCTCCACTTTGCCTCCGTGCTCTAGCTTGACGACCGTCCCGCCTCGCATCGTATGCTCCTGCGTCACCGCCCCGGCCACCAGTCTCAGGTATCCTACCTTCGCCGTCGGAGCGTCCGTCTGCTCGAACTCAGCCCACGCCGCCCGGCGCACCTCAGCCAGCTCAGCCAACAGCCCTTGGAACAGCAGCGTCTCGGACTCGTTGTCCTCAACGGCGACCTGCGCCCGGAGTAGGCATTCCCTGATGTACTCCCGCGCTGTCTGCGCGCCTACGCCTAGCACCTTGCCCAACCGGTGGAAGTCTCGGCAACCCCGGCAGTAGATGCCCCAGGCCTGTTGCCTACGCTTCTCGGCCGCCCGCTTGCTCCCGCTGACGCTCAGCGAGTCCGCCGTGTTCGAAGTCTTGCGAATCCTCACGCCGCTCGCCTACCTCTCTGGAGAGTGAAGCGGAGACGGACCAGCCGCCGCGCCTTGGACGGAAGGTGGCCACTCTCTAGTACCCGCCCGTCTCCGCCTCCCCCGGATTGTGCATACCTAGACTGTAACGCGATGCGCTCCGGCCTCCGCTCGCCTCCCTATTTTAACTCATCTCGCCGGAAATTGCAAACCCCACACGAGGAATTACGCGAGACATGCCCGTGCTCGCGCCTCAGGCTCGCGTGCGCCCCTGCGAGGGAGGCCTTGGAAACTGGGATCCAACTTTCGTGAAAACGGCTGTAGGAACGCTGAGCGCCGATAAACTTTAATCCGCAACCTTGGGGGGGAAGGGAGTGGAAGAAAAGGAGTTTCTAGCTCAGTTCTTGCTTCTTCGTTGTCTAAAGAAAACAACAAGTTACTAACCAACATACCCCCTCCCCCTGCGGGCCCCAGATTTTAGGAATTATTGGAT